GAAGGACATCACGACTGTTGTTGTTAAGTCCGTCACCGGCGCGGCGGGCACGCGCAAGGAGATCCTGCGGGATGTGCCGTCCTGCCAGATGCCGGGCGCCGAGCTGATCATCCAGAACAAAAACGGTCAGCTTCAGCAGCCGATGATCGAGGGCGACATCGTGTGGGAAACCACCCGCAGCGGCGCGGCGTCCTCGCTGACGTTCACGGTGGTCAAGGACGATACCCTCAACTTCCACGAGGGCAATCCGGTGTCGTTCCGGTTCAATGGCGCGAATGTGTTCTACGGATACGTCTTTAAGAAGTCGCGCTCAGACAATCGGCTGATTAAGGTCACGGCCTATGACCAGCTGCGCTACTTCAAAAACAAGGACACCATCAGCTACACGAACAAGACCTATGCCGATGTGCTGAAAATGCTGGCTGCGGACTACGGCCTCAAGGTCGGTACCGTGACCGATACCAAGTACAAGATTCCGCAGAGGATTGAGGAAGGAACGCTTTTCGATATGCTCGGCAATGCCAGTGACCTGACCATCATCAACACCGGTAAGGTGTACGTCTTGTATGACGATTTCGGGAAACTGTGCCTGAAACCGTATGAGAGCCTGCTCCTGCCGCTCTACATCGACGAGGACACCGCCCAGGGATACAGCTACACCTCGTCCATCGACAGTGACGTGTACAACCGCATCAAGCTGGCGTGGGACAACGACGAAACCGGCGTCAGAGAGGTTCATGTGATGAACAATACCGCCAGCCAGAGCAAATGGGGCACGCTCCAGTATTATGAAAAGCTGGACAACGCCCTCAACACCGCTGATTTGCAGACCAAGGCCAAGGCGCTGATGAAATACTACAACGTTATTCACCGCGAACTGACCATGCAGAAGGTGTTTGGTGATGTTCGCGCTCGTGCCGGTACTTCGGTCTGCGTCGGCATGGGCCTGGGTGACATCAATATCAAGAACTATATGTGCGTGGAGAAGGCTAAGCACACGTTCAGCAATGGACTGTACACGATGGATTTGTACCTAAGCGGAATTCGAGGTGAGTTTAGTGCCTGATATGCAGCGGTTTATCAACACATTAAAACAGATTGCCGCGAACGAGCGTCAAGCCGCTTTGCCGATGACAATCTGCTTCGGCAAGGTGATTGCACTCTCACCGTTCCGTGTGCAGATCGACCAGAAACTTGTACTCACCAAGGAGTTTTTCATCGTGAAAAGCGGCGTGAGCGCATCCTCGTTCAAGGTGGGCGATGTGCTCATCCTGTTCCGCAATGAGGGCGGGCAAAAGTACCTGATATTCGACAAGAAAGGGGCGCTGTAATGCTGCCGACAGAGTATAATGACGATCTCGTGCAGGATTTCGAGATTGAAACACAGCCTACGCGCACCTATGCGCTGCGGTTTGACGGCTACCCGTGTTCCGGCGGCAAGCTGGACGGGCTGGAAGCCATGAAGCAGGCCATCTTCCTGATTCTTCAGACCGAGCGGTTTCAGTACGCGATTTACAGCTGGAATTACGGTATTGAGCTGAACGCCCTGCTCGGGCAGACCATGACGCCGTATCTGCAAGCCAAGGTTGCCAAGGCGATTGAAGATGCACTCATGGCAGACGATCGTGTGCTCTCGGTTGAGCAGTTTTCGTTCACCAAGGGAAAGCGCAGCCTGCTTGTGAAATTTACCGTAACCACGACCGAGGGCGACGTCGAGAGCGAATTTGAGTTTGGAGGTGAAGCGGCATGATCGGACGATACTCGGACGAAATGACGTTTGACTACATTATGAACCGTATGTTGGAGAGCGTGCTGGATACGGTCGATAAGCGCGAGGGCAGTATCATCTATGATGCACTTGCTCCTGCTGCCGCAGAACTTGCAAAGGCATACATGGAGCTTGATGTGGTCATGGACGAAACCTTTGTGGACACGGCATCCCTGCAATACCTTATGCTGCGCTGTAAGGAGCGCGGCGTAACCATTCAGGGCGAAACTGCTGCTGTTATTGAGGGTGTGTTCACACCGTCCGACATTGAATTGTCTGCCGGTCTGCGGTTCAACTGCGATGAGGTCAATTATGTAGTTACCGAGAAAATCTCAGCAGGTCACTACAAGTTGGAAGCTGAAACGCTCGGTACGGTCGGCAACAAATATACCGGTTTACTCCTGCCAATTCAGACGGTGAACGGTCTGGATACTGCATCTATTGCGGCTGTACTTATCCCTGCTGAAGACGGTGATACAACTGACACTCTGCGTGAGAAGTATTACGCCAGTATCGACGGTGAAGCGTTCGGCGGCAATGTCGCAGATTATAAGGAAAAGGTCAACGCGATTACAGGTGTTGGCGGTGTCAAGGTCTATCCGGTCTGGAACGGCGGCGGCACGGTCAAGCTGACTATTATCGCGTCTGATTACACCGCACCGAGTACAGAACTGATTTCCAAGGTGCAGACAGCTATTGACCCCGAGGGCAATCAGGGCGAAGGCTTAGGCCTTGCGCCGATCGGGCACACCGTGACTGTCGCCGGTGCGAGGTATGCCGATATTGCTATCACAACCAATATCACCTTTGCGACCGGCTGGGCGTGGTCGAGCGCACAGTCGCAGGTGGAGAGCGCGGTCAAGATGTACTTTGCCGAGCTTGCGAAGGTCTGGGCGGACAGCGCGACAACCGTTGTGCGTATCTCACAGATCGAGACGCATCTGCTTGCACTCGACTGCGTGGTGGACGTGGAGGAGACGGCCGTCAACGGCAGTGTGAAGAACATCGAGCTGGCAGCGGACGAAATTCCGCGGCTCGGCAGTATCGGAGGTGCGACGTGAGGAAGAAATTACAGGACTACCTGCCGCCAATCCTGCTCAAGACCTACGAGTTCCCGCTGCTGTGTAAGACTGAGCAGCCGGAGATTGACCGTCTGCATGATGCCGCTGATGCGGTGCTTGATGCGCAGTTTCTAAGCACAGCAGGGGAGTACGCCATTCAGAGGTACGAGAAGATCTTCGGCGTTGTGCCGCAGGACACCGACACGCTCGACGAGCGCCGGTTTAAGGTGCTGACCAGAATCAACACGCAGCTGCCGTTTTCGGTGCGGCGGCTCAGACAGCAGCTCGCGACACTCTGCGGCGAGAATGGGTACAAGCTCGAGGTGGGCGGCGGCAAGTACACGCTGAGCGTTAAGGTAGCGCTGACCGCAAAGCGTAATCAGCAGGCGGTTGAGGGGCTGCTTGCGGATATTGTGCCGGCGAATATGGTCTGCACAACATCGTTGCTGTACAATCAGCACGCAGACTTGACCCGCTTCACGCACGCACAGCTGGCTTTGCTTACGCATTTTGAAATTAGAGAGGAAGTGTTGCCGGATGGCGAATAAAACGACAAACTACGGACTGAATAAGCACAGTCCGCAGGATTTCTACAACGTAGAAGCCAGAAATGAAAACTGGGATAAGATCGACGAGGCTCTTGCTGCAACCGACCCGACCAAGATCACCGCCAAGGCCGCACCGGCCGACGGTGACGGCGTAATGATCGCGGACAGCGCGGACGGCGGCAAGGCAAAGCGGCTGCTGTGGTCGAGTGTTAAGACGGCTCTCGGCAAGCTGTTCGTTCCGCTGGCGCGGAAAATCAACGGGAAGACGCTGGCGAAGGATGTGACGCTGACGGCGGCCGACATCAAAATGCCCAACAGCGAAGAGAACGTAGGGGCGGCTATGGCGGTACAGCTGAGCGGCTGAGCCTCGGCTCAGAGAATGTTGTTTCTGGTTGGAAGCTGGCGATCAAGGACGGCAAGGTGAACGGATCTCTCGGCAAGTCTGACCGGCGCAGCCGTAATATGTGCGGCCTGCTGACAGACGGCCGGTATATCCATGTGCAGACTTCGGCCAGTCACACCGAGCTGGAAGTTGCGCAGTACGTCCGCGATCACTACGACGTCAAGCTGCTGCTCGTACAGGACGCAGGCGGCAGCACTGGCATGTATCGCGTGTCGGACGGCTACCTGTTCGCGCCGGAAAAAGAGGGTACGAACGGCAGGCCGGTGTGCAGCGTAGTTTACATTAAGCGTAAAAACAAGACAGCTGTTCCGAAGGAGGAGAACAAGATGAGCAAGAAGGTATTTATCGGTGTCGGCCATGGCGGCAGCGACAGCGGTGCAGTCGGCTGCATCGTCGAAAAGGAAGCAAACCTCGCGATGGCGTTGGCGTGCCGCGATTATCTGACCGCGCACGGCGTTGAGGTGCGCATGAGCCGCACCAAGGATGAGGAGGACCCCATCAATGAGGAGGTGCGCGAATGCAATGCGTACAACCCTGATCTTGCTATCGATGTACATAACAACAGCGGTGGCGGCGATGGTTTTGAAGTATTCTATACTATCGGCGGTGGCTTAGGCAAGACTCTTGCCAAGAATATTGAGCAGCAGGTTATCAAGATCGGCCAGAACAGCCGTGGCTGCAAGACCCGACAGGGCCAGCGCGGTGACTACTATGCCTTTGTCCGTGATACCAAGTGCCCGGCAGTAATCTGCGAGGGCGTGTTCGTGGACACGAAGGCGGACGCTGCTCAGGCAGGCACCAAGGCAAAGCAGCAGGCGTTCGGCATCGCATACGCCAAGGGTATCCTCGACACGCTCGGCATTAAGTATGACACTTCGACTGCCAAGCCGGCAGAGCCGGAAACCGATGCCGAAACGCAGGCGGCAATCACTAAGGTGCAGCAGGCGGCAGGCCTCAG